TTTTGGTTGCGTTCGGTGGCCCTAACATCTATGTAGACACCTTTACAGGAAAGGTCGAGTTGTATTGGTGGACAGAAAGAGCCGAATGGAATCTTGAAAGAGAAGCCATTGAGGAAATCGATTTCTTCGGCAGGGAGTTATACGATTGTTAGATAGCCGAAACCCCCGAAAGGGGGTCGGGTGGGGATGGCTTCCCACTCCTGACGATGGCAAGCCAAACAGAAAGGAGATAGAACAATGAAAAAAGTTATCAAGGGAAAGACATACAACACGGAAACCGCAAAAGTGATTGCAAATTGCGGTTACGGATTCAAGGCAGAAGGGGAACACTTTACAAGGGAAACCCTATATATTAAAAAGGATGGTTCTTTGTTCATCCATCACGAGGATCAGAACGGTGAACACATCAGAACAACCGATTACATTGAGGCAGTTTGTTGGATTTATGGAAACTTTTCTTTTCGGATTATTGAAGAATGGAACGAATCAACAAAATATGACTTCTTTTGGTCGGAAGAAATGACAAACGAACTAAAGGTGGCAACAGGGAACAACCCACACGGCTGCGAGGTCGGAACAGTTGTTAGATACTCCCCGAACTGGCGCACAAAATCAGAAGAAAATTGCAGAATGATTATTACAGAAAATCATTTCGGGTCAGAAGACCGTTGCAAGGTTCAGCACCTTGTCCATCAAAACACTTTCGGACACACAGAAGTAGTTGATTATAAAATGATTCAAGAAGTCTAAAGAGTCGAAACCCCTTTCAAGGGGTCGGGGTAAGGTGGCAACTTGCCCCCTGATGATGACAAGCCACAGAACATTCAAAAATTAATAAAGGACGGTGATTTAATGAAGTTTGTTATTGCTTTTATGATTATCTGTTCGATATTCGTTGTTTATCGTCTTCTACTTGTTGCCCTTGGTGGGGTGTATGTGGCAACACATCACGAAGCACTCCAAGAGGTGAGAGAACAAGTAGAAGACGGAAGACGGCTAAAGGAACAGGCAAAGAACAAGTACACAGAGCAGAAAGAAATTGAAATGCCTTACTACATTACCGACAAGGTGGAAGCCCTGGAATCCGTCATTGAATCTATTTATATTCAGGTTCACCAGTTAGAGGATGAACGAAACTACACTTTCGACCAACCCAACCTTTTACGGATTGATGAAAAAATAGCACGGTTACGGCTACAGGCTGCAAGCAAGGCAGAGGCATTAGAACGAATCAAAACCAAGTACAGAAAGGAGATTTGACAATGATTAAATATTACATCAATACTTCAACTTTCCATCGTGTGGGACACTTTCCAAACAAACCAAACCAAATAGCAGTTGAATTGCAGAGAGATGGAACGGAACACCCACAGACAAGAGAAGAATACGACGACCCAAAAACGGCTCTCCGTATGTTTCGGAAGAACTGGAAAAACTACGGCAAAACCAAGTGGAGCATAAACGAAATTTTCGTGGAGTATGCGTACCTTGAAGCCGTAAACACCGATACAGATTACTACTTTGGTTGGTCTTTCGGTTGGCTCGATTGGGCAATCCAAGAACCCGAAAAAGAAGAAGCAGAACCCGAAAAACTGCCCACCTACTCCGAAATAAAGAAGAACCCAAAGTATAAATTGCATCATCCCTCTTGGGGCAAGGGTTATGTATCACGGAAACTGACGGAAGCTGAATTTCCTGTTGAACCCTACAAGGGACGATTTGGAAAAGGCTACAAAGTCAAGAAACCGAACTGGAATTCAACAACATATTGTATTATCGAGTATTGGGTCGAGAAGTAACCACACCCACAAAACCCCCGAAAAGGGGGTTTTTCTTTTGCCTGTCGAGAATCGAAACCACTTAAACAAGGGGAAAACATTTCGTCAAATCCCAACCCTAACCCTATACCCGTGAAATCCGTAAGCCGTAGATTCGTTTCTAACGGCTTTTTTCGTGGGGTTTCGATACTTATTATTGGAGAGGTAAAAAAGATGAGAAACACCGTAACACCAAAGGAAAACGCATTTGCCGAGGCTATCGTTATGGGTGCGTCATTGGCAGATGCTTACAAAACCGCATACGATACAAAACTAACTGGTCAGGCACTGCACACGAACGGGCAAACCGTTTTCAGGAGAACTCAGGTACAAGAAAGAATAGAGGAATTGAGGAAAGAGGTAAATCAGAAGTTTGCTATCTCTGTTGATGCTGCACGAGCCGAACAGATAGCATTTATTAACGAACGCATAGAGGTTTGCAAAATCAGAGAGGATGAACAGAGCATAATTCGTTACACTGATATGCTAAACAAGATTTACGGCATATACAGGGAGCAGACATCGGAACAGGCAGAACCAAATAAGTTAGAGAGCATAGATGCCGATGCATTGGCACGGATTGCGGAAGTCATTTAGTAACAAACTAGCAACAAAACGACCGACAACCATTGGTATTATCACATATCTGATATATTATCACATATCCACAGGGGATGACAGGATATTACAGGATTTCCAGGTCATAGGTGACAAGTCCTACGACTTGACAGGGCCGAAGGGGCAGAGATTCGACCTGGGCCGGATGGGACCCTATCCTTCCGAAAATTTTCGGGATTTTCAAAGTCGGTTACCTGGAGCAAACTGGGTGGTAGTACAAGAGTCCCATCCTGTGACTTTTTACTGGAAAAAGATGGTAGGTTATACCGGGGTTATAATGTTTACCGCCTGTAACTGCTATAACCTTTATAACCTTTGTAACCCATAAGAGTATAAATTACCATATATTACCAGTCTAGGGGTTATAAAGGTTATAAGGGTTATAACGATTTCAGCCGACAAACAATATAACCCATTACAGAAACTGGAAGTTTTATGGCGAGCCTGGGGCAGCGTGACATAGCCCAAAGGCTCGCCTCATAAAAGGATAATAGTATTCTGTACGGAGTGTAGACACCGTGGATCGCCTCCACAATATCACTCGGCTCCGGCGACCACGGTCTACAAGTGTAATTGACTTTTACACGGTATGTGTTCTGTATATCAGCATAGAAGTCAACCGGTATAAGAGGCTCCTGTATAAATGTTGCGGTTGTATAAGGGTAGGTTTCGGTGAGAACGTGCCTGACCCATTGTAAAGAGGTGGAAAATGGAAGAAACGAAGAGAGAGATATGGAAGGAACTGGGGATGACCAAGGCCCAGTTCAGAGAGTTGCAGTATGAAGCAAGGCTTGAACTGGCCCGGAGGGACTTTTGGGAGTTTTGCAAGTTATTGGCTCCCGACTTCTACAAGGAGAGCCGTCCGTATCTGAAGGAGATGTGCAAGTCGATGCAATCCTTCTATGAGAGCGATGAGAGGGTCTTGATAATCAATCTTCCCCCTCGTCACGGCAAGAGCCGTACTGCCGGGATGTTTGCCGAATGGATCTTCGGCAAGGACCCCTCGCAGAAGATCATCACAGGGTCTTACAACGAGGAACTTTCGATGACCTTTTCCAGGAATGTCCGCAATGCCATCAATGAGAAAAAGGCTACTCGTGAGAGGGTGGTCTACTCGGATGTGTTCCCAAGGACGAAACTGAAGAAGGGGTCTTCGGCTGCCAAACTGTGGGCATTGCAAGGTCAGCATATGTCATACCTGGCCACTTCCCCTACAGGCACGGCTACAGGCTTTGGCGCGTCCCTGATGATCCTGGACGATATCATCAAGTCGGCTGAAGACAGTTTGAATGAGGGTTTACTGGAATCACACTGGACCTGGTTCACCAACACGATGTTATCTCGTTTGGAAGCCGGTGGGAAACTGATGATAATCGCCACAAGGTGGAACACGATGGACCTGTCGGGCCGGGCCATCGACCATTACAGGGGATTAGGTGTTCCGTTCACTCTGATAACGAAGACGGCCTTACAGGAAGACGGCTCGATGCTGTGCGATGAAGTCCTGTCAAAGGAAACCTATGACCTCATCCTCAAGACTATGGGACGAGAGATAGTCGAGGCGAACTACAATCAGAAACCCATCGACTTGGTTGGCAGATTGTACAATATCGGGTTCACGACCTACACCGCCATCCCGAAGGACGATGACGGCAATTATGCCTTTGACGAGATCTGCGCCTATGTTGACACGGCTGACCAGGGTTCCGACTACCTCTGCTGCATCATCTACGGCATCTATATGGGACTTGCCTATGTCCTGGATGTCTACTTCACCAAGGACGGTATGGAAATCACGGAGCCTGAAACCGCGAAGAGGCTCTATAACCGGAAGGTGAATAGGGCATTCATTGAATCGAACAATGGCGGTCGTGGATTCGGGCGGTCCGTGGAACGGCTGCTTCGTGAGAAGCACCACTGGTACAAGACCTCGATAGATTTGTTCACTCAATCTCGGAACAAGAAGTCGAGGATCCTGTCATCGGCTACCTGGGTGCAGCAGAACATCCGAATGCCCATCGGTTGGGATTCGAGATGGCCTGAATTCTATGTGGATGTGATGTCCTATCAGAAAGAGGGCAAGATGAAGCACGATGACGCTGAAGACGCTCTTGCCGGTATCTACGACCGTATGGGCAGAGGCAATCTGTTCAGTTTCAACTGATAAGGAGGATATAAATGTCTATACTCAATATTTTCAGGCAGACCGATGCGCCAAGGTCTTACGAGGACCCGAACCTTCGGAATGTCGAGATCGTCCTGAACAAGTGGCTCAAGGGGAAGGAAAGGGAAGAACAACTCCTCGCGGAGAAGTACTATGACGGTGACCACGACATCCTTCAGAGGGAGAAGATGGTCATCGGTGTGGACGGCAACCTGACGGCAGTAAGCAATGTCATCAACAACAAACTGGTCGATAACCAGTACAGGAAACTGGTGGATCAGAAGACGAACTATGCCCTGGGCAAACCGCTCACCATCGCTGCCCACGATGAAGCCTACCTGAACGAACTGAATCAGATTTTCGGACGGACGATGCACAGGAAGATCCGCGTACTGGCGCGGTATGCCGTGGACGGTGGCATCGCGTGGATGCACCCCTTCTATAATGAAGACGGCTCGTTCGACACGATGATCTTCCCGGCTCACGAGATTTGCCCGATTTGGAAGGACAAGATGCACACCAAACTGGAATGCGTCATCAGATACTATCCCGAAGAGGTGTTCCTGGACAACGGTGAAACCACCATCGTCTTCCACGCGGATGTGTTCAGGACAACAGGCATCGACCACTACCTCGTGAACGGACGGTCGCTCGTTCCGGCTGACCCGGCACATACGGAGTATGTCTATATCGGTTACACCGGCTACAACTGGGACCGGCTGCCGATGATACCGTTCAAGTACAACGACAAGGAGATTCCTTTAATAAGGAACGTGAAGTCGTTACAGGATGCCCTGAACGAAGTCATCTCCGACTTTCAGAACAATATGCAAGAGGATCCCAGGACTTCCATCATCGTGCTGAAGAACTATGACGGCACGAACATACCGGAGTTCCGGCAGAACCTTGCCACCTATGGTGTGGTCAAGGTGACCACGGTGGACGGTGTTCAGGGCGGTGTCGATGTGATGAAGGTGGAAGTCAACGCAGCCAACTACCAGGCCATCCTGATGCAGTTGAAGAGAGCCATTGTCGAGAACGGCAGAGGTTTTGATGCGAAGGAAGAGCGGATGGACGGTGACCCGAATCAGATGAACATCGAATCGATGTACACCGACATCGACCTGGATGTGAACGGTATGGAAACGGAATTCCAGGCCGGTTTCGAGGAACTGAAATGGTTCATCGACCGCTACCTCGACCTTGCCGGAAAGGGCGATTTCTCGGATCAATCCGTTGAATTCGTGTTCAACCGCGACATCTTCATCAATGAGGACGCGAAGATCGAGAACGTGGTCAAGTCCGTTGGCATCCTGTCCGAGAAGACCATCCTGTCAAGACATCCGTGGGTAACCGATGTCGAACGCGAGATGACGCAGATTTCCGAGGACAGGGAACGCGAGTTACAGGAACTGTCGGAAGAAAGGGAGATTCTGCAAACAGAGGATGTGAAGGAAGATGAAGAGTAGTTACATCCTCTCTGCCTTTGAGAAAGAGCAGTATGCTCTGACCGTACAGGCATTCAAACAGATAGCAGAAGAGATGTACGGCACGAACGAGGAAGTCCGCAAGGAACTGGAAGCGTTCGTCCGCAAGTATGGCAAGGACGGAATCGTCACCTACAAGGAGGCCCGGAAATGGGCATCCAGGGACGATCACCGTATGGCTATGACCGTTCTCTTCCTATTTATATCTACGAAGTATGGAGTGTTGTTTCCACGCATAGAGAAAATTATGGAAAATCACTACAAGACTATCGTAGACAACGAGTATGCCCTTTTCGGCTTGAAACCGTCCGATTACAAGGCGATGGAAACACCGTGGGGCATACAGGACAAAACGTGGAGAGATAACCTTCGCGGTTATCCAAGGCGGTGGGACGCGATCCACACGAGGGACTTACGGCTCGACTTCCTTCGGGGAGAGAGCATCGATGACATCCTTGCCGAGTATGACCGACAGGCAGAAAGGGAGAGGAATGTCATCGAAACGCTGCTCGTGACGGAAGCGACCGCGATCGGTTCGTTCGCCCGGAGGGACATCCTTCGGGAATTCGGTGATACGAAATACCGTATCTACACACGGCCCGATGAAAGACGCTGCGCCCACTGTGCTTCTCTTCACGGAAGGGTCTTTCCCCTGTCCGCTTATCGGGTGGGGGAAACAGCACCGCCATTTCATTCGAGGTGTCGGTGTTGGATAGAACAAGAGGAATAGGGTATTTCCCCTCTTCCAGTTTGGGGAGCCGTTGTTAAGTTTTTATTTTCATTTTCTACCTCACTTCGGCTCCCACTTCTATTCGTTATTGACGGCACGGTCAGGGAGTGACCTAAAATAGCCTACCGGGAGGTAACTAATGAAAACGGATTTCCTTAAAAGCCTGGGATTGGAACAGGATGCCATCGATGCGATTATGGCAGAAAATGGCAAGGACATCAACTCGGCAAAAGCCGACCTTGAATCGCAGAAAGCGAGGGTCAAGGAACTGGAGAAAAGCATCTCCGAAAAGGACGATGAGTTGAAGACGCTGAAGACGAGAGCCGACAAGGCAGACGAACTTCAGAAACTGTACGACACTCTGAAATCCGAAAAGGAAGAGTCTGATGCGACCTACAAAGCCGAAGTGAACGGCCTTAAAAAGACGCATCAGATAGAAACAGGGCTTCGGGACGCAAAGGTCAGGAATGTCAAGGCAGTGCTGCCGTTCATCGATATCGACAAGATAACGATGTCGGAGAGCGGATTGACAGGCTTGGATGAACAGATCACGGCACTCAAGAAAGCCGACACCACATCCTTCCTCTTTGAGCCTGACGAAGCACCGAATCCGAGGGGATTGAAACCTCAACCTACATCACCGAACGACAAACCGAAGAATTCCGCTCCGGTTTCGTTCAGAGAGGCTGTCGAGGCAGCACTCACAAACCAAAAGGGGGATAACTAAAAATGGCAGTAACACTGGCACAGGCAAAACTTAATGTACAGGACGATTTACAGTTAGGTATCATCGATGAGTTTGCGAAATCTTCTTTCCTGATGAACAACATCATCTTCGATGATTGCGTTTCTCCGACAGGCGGTGGCGCGACTCTGACCTACTCCTACACTCGTCAGGTAACACAGCCGACAGCAGCATTCAGACAGATCAATGCTGAATACACACCACAGGAAGTTCAGAAGCAGAGATATTCGACCGACCTGAAAGTTTTCGGTGGCGCGTTCGAGATCGACCGCGTGATTGCCGGAATGGGCGGTATCGTATCTGAAGTGACCTGGCAAGCACAGCAGAAGGTCAAGGCTACCTCTGCGCTGTTCAGCGACACTTTAATCAATGGTAACTCTTCCGTTGACGCTGATGTGTTTGACGGACTCGATGTGGCTCTGACCGGTTCCGCAACCGAAATCGACAATGGTCAGATCGACCTCTCCACATCCGCAAATGTGACCACTAACTATGTGGCATTCCTGGACTACCTGGATGAATTCCTGTCCGTACTGGACCAGGCTCCTGATGCTCTGCTCGTAAATGCGAAAGGCGCAGCGAAATTAAGAGCGTGTGCAAGAAGAGCAGCAATGTATCAGACCACTAAAGATGATTGGGGCCGTCAGGTAGAAATGTACGGCAGCATTCCGTTCGTTGACCTGGGCGCGAAAGCCGGTTCCAATGATCCTATCGTTGCTACCGATGCCGGAACAGGCAACACTTCCATCTACGCAGTAAGATTCGGTTTAGACGCATTCCACGCAGTATCTATGGCCGGTATGCCTCCGGTCAGACTAATTCTGCCGGATTACTCCACTGCCGGTGCAGTGAAGAAGGGCGAGGTCGAAATGGTTGCCGGATGTGCGCTGAAAACGACCAAATCCTGTGGCGTTTTAAGAAAGATCAAGGTACAGTAACCTGATTAGGGGGAATAAGAATGGCTAACGAAATCAAATATCAGGACCAGGTGTTCCCGGAAGGGCATCCTGTCGAGGGCGAAATGATGTCCGCAAACGGTACTTACACAGGCGAACACAAAGGTCTGCCGATGCAAGACTATGCGGACGATGCCGGACAGAATGAAGATCCCTATTGGGTGGAACACTACGGCACTGTCAGATTCGGCACTATTATGCAAGATGCGACCGAAGGTTCTATGCCCGAACCGTATATGGGCGAACTGACACAGACTCTGACCAAGTGCGAATCCAGTGTGGACGCGGAATCCATCTATTATTGTGTACCTTTCAAAGCCACCTTCACACCTGAAGACGGCTACGAACTCCCGGATTCCATCACCGTTGTTGTAGGGTCCACAACCCTGACGGCAGACGATGACTACACCTGGGCAGACGGAGAACTGTCCATCCCTGGCGACAAGATCGATGGTGATGTTGCAATCACGGTAACTGCGACAGAAATCACTGGTTAAGGGGAGGTGCGGTGAGTGAAAGTTTACGCACCGGTTACAAACGCATCGGGAGTGTGGGCGTCCGTCCGCTTCATTGACGGAGTTGGCGAGTGCGACAATCCACGGCTCCTTCAGTGGTTCAAGGCCCACGGCTACAAACTGGAGAACGATGACGGCAAGGTCATCGAGTCTACTCCTGGCGATCAGACATTCTCGCAGAAGACAGGCATCAATGTTGACCTGATGACGAGCGAGGAACTGCGGAACTTCCTGATTGAAAAGGGACTCGGCAGCAAGGTCAGAAGCACGAGGGCAAGGGACAAACTCCTCAAGATTTTAGAGGACAACATCGACCTGGTGGAGGTGTGATATGGCGGTCACAAGGGACGATATAATCACGCGCCTGGCTATGCTCGGCTACGAAGTGGATGACGAGGACTACGAAGCGGTCGATTTTGAACTGGAGAAAATCACAAATTATACGCTGAACTACTGCAATATTGAAGAAGTGCCGGAAATCGTTGAACCACGGTTGATTGATCGTGTCTGTTGTGAATTTCTGTATGTGAAGAAGAATGCCGGTATCCTGGATGGCTTCGACTATAGCACGGTGGTCAAGGAAGTGAAGGAAGGGGACACCACATTGAGATATGCGGTCGGCTCCGGTGAAGACACTCCCGAAAACCGATTCGATGCATTGCTGAAGCATATGGAAAAGGGATATGACAAATGGATTGCACCACACAGAAGGTTGAGGTGGTAGCGTGGACATCAACTACAAGCAGTTCACAACAAAATCACCGAATCCTCTGCGTCAGATGTGGATAGGAAGATGTACGATCTACGAGTATCAGACGGTGGTAGACGAAACCAACTACCAAAGCACACAGGAGCCGGTCCCAGTTCTGAAGAACGAGCCGTGTCGGCTCTCTTATAACTGGGAACAGGCGACCAACCTGAAGAATGGCGCTGCGGTGGTCAGCCAAAGCATCACGCTTTTCATCCGTCCTGACATCACCATCAAGCCGGGGTCGCTCATTGAGATCACGCAGCACGGTGTAACGGAAATGTTCGAGCGTTCAGGACATACGGCAGTATACACAAACCACCAGGAAGTAAAGTTGCAAGTTCACGAGGATTACGCTTAATGAGAGTCCATTATGATATGTCTGAACTGGAAAGGGCCGTCAAGAACCTTTCCAACAGCAGACTAATCAAACGGCATATTAACCAAATGGCGAGGGAGATCGCACACTTCTGCCGGGATGAACTCTACAAGAGGACACCCAAGAAGTCAGGCGATCTCGCTCGTGGTTGGTATTATTCGGGCGGTATCCGCATCATCCCGAAAGGGACAGGATGCACGATAGAACTTGCGAATATGGTGGAATATGCGAATGCGGTAAACTACGGACACTGGTCATACAACCAGTTCAATGCGCCTGAAGGACCACCGTACATCGTCAAGAATCGGACGGTCACATTCTATTCAGGGGAAAACGCAGACAGATTCGTCTTCGGTCATTTCTTCGTTGAGAAGACCGCTGTCGCATTGGAGGGAAACGAACGCATCATAGAAACTATTGCAGTTAATTTACAGGAATGGTTCAGGGAGTGCATAAATGGTTAACAGAACACTTGCTGCTTTGACCACCGCTCTTCACGAAGCGTTTGGGGACGGCTACCACTATTACGTTGAAACGGTGCATCAGGATTTGCAGACACCGGCTTTCACCGTGGATATGCTGAACCCGACCATACGGTCCGAGAGTGCGGTAACGTACTTCAGGACGATGCCTGTTGTGATCCACTTTTTCAGCGGTGACAAAGTAACGAACAAGCACACATCTTATTCCATCGCGGATGAGGTGGTAGAAGCACTGGAATACATTACCATCGAGAACAGGCTTTACAGGGGTCAGAATATGGAATTCTCGCTCGTGGATGACGATGTGCTTCAGATTTTTGTAACTTATCGTTTTTGGACAGAAACCAAAGATACTCCTACTTATATGGAAGATTTGGAATCAATCAACCAAAGAACATAAGAGAAAGGGGCAATTATTATGGCTTTAGGCGGTGGAACCTGGGTAACCCAGGACAAGATTTTGCCAGGCGCATACATCAATGTTGTGTCGCAGCAGAATAGCACCATCGAACTTGGCGAACGTGGGATCGTTGCGGTCGCGCTGCCTATCGGCAAGGCAAAAGGGGAAGTCATCGAGATCACGGTGAACCAGTTTGTCAGCGACAGTTCGATTCTCGGTTTCGCATATACCGACCTTCGGGCAAGAGAGTTAAGAGAGATCTTCGCCCACGCAACGAGGGCGGTAATCTATGACATCGGTGATGGCACGAGCATTACTGCGGATGACATCATCGCAGCACTTGAACCGTATGAATTCAATGTGCTTTGTGCATATACATCCACTTCCGCGGATGTTGCAAAGTATGTGACAGCGGTCAAGACCTGGAGAGAAGCCGGTAAGCGTGTACAGTGTGTTGTTTACAACGCATCTACTGCGCCCGACCACGAAGGGATCATCAATCTCATCAACACGGTCGATACCTACGACAAGGAAAACTTCGTGGGTGACGGTGTGGAAGACGATTTCGTACTGGAAGGTGAACCGGCAGCAGTTGACAAGGTACTGTTAAACGGTACTGTAACCACTGCATACACCTATGACGATGCTACGGCTACCGTATCCTTCACATCTGCTCCGGCAGACGAAGCAGCAATCGAGATCCGGTACAACTCGGCTCCGGCCCACGCTCTGACGGCTTGGGTAGCCGGTGCGGAAGCCGGTTGCGAACTGAATGAGTCCTGTACCAATATGATCTACGATGGCGAACTGAACGTGGTATGTTCACAGACACAGAGCCAGTTAGAAACCGCTATGACGAGCGGACAGTTTGCACTGCACAAGGTATACGGCAATGTCAGAGTACTGGAAGACATCAACTCCCTGACCACGACTACTGCGGAAAAGGGCGAAGACTTCCGCTACAATCAGACGATGAGAGTCGTGGATCAGAGTGCGAACGATATGGCGAAACTCTTCAACCTGAAGTACCTGGGACGGATCCCGAACGACCAGGCCGGTAGGGACAGTTTTTGGGGCGATGTTGTTGCTTACAACAGAAACCTTGAAACCATCCGCGCTATCGAGGACTTCGATTCCGGCACTGTCAAGGTTGACAAGGGTCAGACCAAGAAGAGCATCGTGGTGTCTTACGAAGTTACTCCTGTTAACGCAATGAGCCAGTTGTATCTGACCATTGTAGTACTGTAAAGAAAGGGGGTATAGACTATGGCAAGACAGACAATGTTAGCGAAGAACGCGGTCAGCGCGAAACAGGCAGATTGTTACGTTACTATTGAAGGGCAGAGATACAATTTTATGTCCGCGATCAATCTGACCATCACCTTCGAAAAAAACAAGGTGGAAGTTCCGATCCTCGGAAAATCCAACCGCGGTCACAAGTCTACATCCTCTACCATCACAGGGACAGGGGAATTCCATCTGAACACGAGCGTTTGGAGGGAACTGGCATACAGATATCAGCAGACAGGCGAGGACATCTATTTTGAAATGCAAGTCATCAACGAAGACATCACCGCTTCCGACATCGGAAGACAGAGTATGATCTTCTACGGTTGCAATTTCGACAATGTGACCCTGGCTGCATTCGATGCGGACAGCGATGATTTCCTGACCGAATCCATCGACTTCACGGTGGAATCGTTCGAGATCACCGAATCGTTCACACCGATGGACGGAATGGTTCTGTAATCAACTGAATCAGTTTGGGCGGTCGAAAGACCGCCCTTAAATTATAGGAGGAGAAAAATGGATTTTAGTATTTTTTTAGAGGGAAGCAAAGACACAGGGATCGTTAAGTATGTGGCATCCGACCGTTACAAGGAAAAGGGCAAGCCGGTGGAATGGGAACTCCGTGCCATCGACTCCGACCTGGACGAGAGATTGCGTAAGGATTGCACGAAGAAAGTCCGTGGAGCGAGAGGCGGTATTGCCGGTACAGAAGTTGACACCGACAAGTACACTGCACTGGTCTGCGTGAACACCATCGTTCAGCCTGACCTGAAGAACGCTGAATTCCAGGACGCTTTTGGGGTCAAGTCTGCTGAAGCACTGCTGCGGAAACTTCTGCTTCCCGGAGAGTTGATCGCTCTCAAGGAAAAAGTGATGGAAGTCAATGGCTACGACATCGGTATGGAAGACCTTGTCGAAGAAGCAAAAAACTGATTGAAGAGGGCGATATGGATGCCGAATTGGCATACTATTGTCTTCGAGAATTCCACTGGCCTCCATCTGCTATACTGAACCTTTCGCGAGAGGAAAAGGCTTTCATTCTCGCCTGTGCTTCCGAACAGGCAAAAGCACAGAAAGAGATAGAGAAAAAAGCGAAAGCCAGGACCCCACGAAGGAGGAGATAGGATATGGCAAGAGCAAGAGCAAATTCGCTCAAATTTTATGTAGAGATCGACACGAGCCGTTTCGACAGAGCCATTCGTGATATGATGAAAGGCTACGAAAGGCTCAACAAGGCTGCGAACAATGCTGCCCAAAGTTCCACGAAGATCGGGGACGGTATCAGAAAGTCATCGAAGAATGCAGACGAACTGAACAACAAGTTCAAGACAACGGACAAACTGGTTTCGTCCATCTACAAGGGTGTCCGCAGACTCGCAGCCATCTACCTTGGGAAGATGGGTCTTGACGCACTCATCTCCACGATGGACTCGCTGATTTCTACACAAAACAAACTGAATTACCTGAACGGTCAAAGGCTTGGGGATGCCGGATTATCGGCTGACGGTTCCGGCTACTCTTCGCTGACAACGAATGCAACTCGGAAGGATATGGACAAGATCTTCCGTGCAGCACAGGAATCTCGTATGGGATACCTCGATATGGCTGACAATGTGGCAAAGTCGTTGACACTTGCCGGTGACGCATTCGATAACAATGTTGACCAGGCCATCAAATTCCAAAAGATAATGTCTGAAGCCTATACGATTGGCGGTGCTTCCGCACAACAGAAGTCATCGTCTATGTATCAGATGATTCAGGCATTAGGCTCCGGCAGACTACAGGGTGATGAACTTCGGTCCGTTGCAGAGGGCGCGCAGATCGCCTACCATCAGATTGAAAAGTATGCCCAGGAACTGTACGGAACGAACGATGCCCTGAAGGAGATGGCATCCAAGGGACTCATCACATCCCAGGTCGTTGTTGACGCGGTTATGTCCATCGAGGACGAAATCGACTCGGCATTCGTCAAGACGATGAAGACCTTTGACCAAGCCAAGACACAGATCAAGAACGAAGCGGTCCGTGCGTTCGAGCCTTTGATGCAAAGGATGGCGAAGTTCCTGAACAGTGAGCGTGGCGAAAAACTAATCAATACCATCATCAGCCTCATCTACAAGTTGGCTGATGTGATGAACTTCCTTGCCGATGTAATGGGCAAGGTTTACGGCTTTGCAGAAAAGCACACAGGGTTATTGGAACTGGCATTGTTGGCACTTGTGCCTATCATCGGGGTCAGGTTGGTGTCTGCCGTGATGACACTGCACAAGGCATTCCTCGGCTTTTTCGGCTTGACTCCGTTGTTCTCCGGTCTGACAGGAACACTTGGAAAACTCGGAACGAAGATGGGACTAATCGCCAAGTATGCGGTCGGGGCCGGTGGCGCACTCGGATTCGTTGCGTCTGCTCTCGGTGTCATAGGGGCATTGCTTGCCGGTATCGTTGTGGTTTGTGCGGTCTTCTCTGATTCTACAGAAGACTTCCTCGGACAACTCTTCGGTTGGCTATATCGTATCGGTTATGCCATCCGTGACCTTGGTGCGATGATTGCTGACATTGCCCTTGGACTTGGCTCTGCCATTGTAGGGGTAGCCAAGTGGGCAGCCGGGAATGTCAAGAATATGTTCATCAATGCGATCTACGATGTCATCCGATTCGCAAACGACAAGTTGAGGACCGCAGCAAAACTTCTGAATCTCTTCGGTGTCGGAATCGATATGAGCGAGTTCGACAAGGTTGACAAGAAGTTTGCACGGCTATCGTACAATGCATTTGATGACCAAAAGGTATTCGGCAATGTAGACAAGTGGACTACCACATTCAAGGTACACGATCCCGATGCCACTTATCAGAAGGGTTATAACTACGGTTACAATCTGCTTGGTGGCAAGAAGAGCGGAATCTATGACGAAGCCACAAGTGCCTTGAACGATATGATTAACAATGCCGTTGGCGATCATTCTGCGGAAACCGTTTCAACGGATGACCCGGCTACAAAGGCACTGAAGGAAACCGCGGACAACACAGGCGATATTTCGTCTGTCCTGAAGACGGCAACAGAAGACCTGACCTATCTGCGGAAGGTCGCTGAACTGGAATGGAAACGTGACTATACCAACTACAATGTCGAAATCGAAATGAACAACAACAACACTATCACTAAAGACGCTGATGTGAAATCCATCACGGATGCTCTCGCTGCGGAACTTGCCGGATTAGCCAGTAACTCCGCTGCCGGTCTTCATTATTAGGCGGTGATCCCTTATGCTTAACAACGTATATGGATATGACTTTTACTTTGCCGGACAGGACAGGAATGTCCTCGTGGAATTCCCTATCACTCCGGCAGAACTGAACATCAAGTTAGGGTCCAACAATGAAACCGTCAACCTTATCAATGATGGGGACATCAACATCCTCAAGAGCATCCAACTGACGGAAATCGAGTTTGAAGCCACGTTCCCGATGAAGAAGTACCCATATTCACGGCAAGTGCGTCCGTTCCAGGAATACTTCAACATCTTCAAGGACTTCCTTGTGAACAAGAAGTGGTTCCGTTTCGTGGTTGTGCGGTCACCGAAATCCACCATACAGGGGATTGAAATGGTCGCACAACAGGAAAAACGGAGAGGGAGCATCGCTGATGCCATTATGATCGACCTTCGGGACACGATGATGGGAAGACTTTTCAACGAGGACAAACTCCGTGCTGCTGCCGAAATTATGGCAACCTATCAGATGGAACCGAAATGGCAGACCATCTTACTGGATTCCAAGCAGAAAAAGATGTTTACGCAGAATCCGGGATACTGGGAAGTCAGGGAAGGTGACTCCATCGTAACGGACGGCTACTTCGGATACTGGGACACCAACATCCCTGTTTCACTGGAATCGATGGAGATGAAGGAAAATGCGGATGACGGTGACGATGTGGTCATTGAATTCAAACTCAAACAGTACAAGGCTTACGGAGTCAAGTACCTGAAGACCACATCATCGTCCACCACTGCCACGACCACCACATCATCGGATTCTTCGGAAAGCACATCAACGGCAGCAGACATCAGATGG